TTTCTAAATATTTTGATAAATCATTACTAATTATTGCTTGAAAATTAATTAATTGTATTCCTACTTTTTTACATATATCTTCAATAAATACCCTAAATGCATTTACAACACGTCCTTTTGTTATGCTTGGCAAACATGGTTTGGCCTGTATCGTAAAAACATTCATAATGCCACGATCATTATTAAATATCTGAGGCGATGCATAAGCTCCTAAAAAACCAATAATAGACTCATCTTTCATACATTTAATAGTGACATAAGTATCTGTATTAATATACCTTTTCATGTTTTGAATATGACTTTTTTTGCAATATTTTAATCCTAATTTATCTAACTTCATATTTTTGAAGCATTGCTCACCAAAGGACACGATCTGATCAATATCATTATGTGTTACATATTCAATCTTCATTGTATTACTCGTCCTTCCAACTTCAAACCCTTAATAACTGCTTGTGTCTGTGTAGAAATTTTAAAACGCATCCAATTTGCGTATTTATTTATGTATACGACCTTATAATCTTCTTCGTCTTCTGTAGTTTCAAAATAATCTTCATCAAAGTAATCAAAGTCGTAATAGGCTCCATCATAAGTGATCGTAGCAGTTACTGTTTTAGTGCTGTCTATTGTTGCAAGTGCGGTTAGCGTGTTGCTACCCGATTTATCATAATAGATATATAAATTTTTAAAAAACTTTTGTTTTGTTCCTACCACTATTTCAGGCGTTTCAAAAAAAGCTGTTAATTCTTCACCTCGATATGTTAAAGCGTTGTACATTTGTTCGACAATACCCACATTTTTTTGGCTAATATATAAATCTTGTTCTATTTGAAAAAAACGCCAATAAGTAGGTGTATAACTAGTCGTATTAATAAAATACTTTGTCCATCCTGAAATACGTATATCGTAAACATACATAAACGTTTCAGCAATTAAATGATATTTATAATCGTAAAAAGCAGCTTCTAGTGGATTATCTTTTAGTTGATTCTTTAAACTATCTTTGTTTAAAGCCGAACTAAAATTATTTGTCTTGAGGTTGTCAAAACTTGTCGCTAGGTTGTTGGCAATATTACCGCTAAAAATACGGACATCATACAAATTAGAAACAAACATAATACCGCCTTGTAAAATGTCATTTTCTGGTATTCTAGCTATGCTAAACCCATCAATGCATCCTACGTTAGACGTAGTTTGTTTTACACTTGTTGTTAATCCTGACGTATCTGCTAAATATATATGTTTTTCTGAAAAAACTACGATCTGGTTATAGTCTTCTATTAATCCTGTTAATGGTGAATTGTCATTGCCGACCCCAGACACATCATAAACGCCAGACGTATTGAAAAATACTTCCACTTCAAACTCTGTAACATACAAATAGTTTGGTCTATTTTGATTCACCGCCCCAATAATCTTTTCATCCTTTACCGTTATGAATTGTGGTGTTGGGCATGAGCTATTTGTACTCGGTATATTTACACCTAATGCCCCATCTGCTGTATTGTCTTGATAACTTGTAGTGGTGTTATCATTAATGGTTGTAACTAGCTTTAGTGTGCTACCACCTGCCTCGGTACGGTATATTTTACGTGCTGTGCATGTTGCAATTCCAACAGGTAAATCAAGATCAATGCTTTTACTTGATACGGTAATGGTATTGGATACAGTACCTAAAATAACTTCCACACCGTCTATGACATACGTCATGGCATAGTAATAAGCACCAGTTAAACTACCTGCTGCAAACAAGTCTTTAGCTGTAGGCGCACCCATTTGCTTTACGTAAGTTCCGTCATACACTAACGGATAGTCAAAGCCATTAGAAATAAACAGCTTATCGTTTAGTATGCCGAACGTGCATTTTTTACCTGCTGTTAATCCTGTATAAATTGTACTTGGGCTAGTTAAAAAGTCTTTAACGATTGAGCCACCTTGAACAATAATCTTTTCGCTTTGAAATTGTCCTACTGAATCAATGTATCTATAATCATAGCCACCATCAATTTGGTTTGATCCTACATTGTATTCAACACTAGGGGCTTTAATTCTCTGACAACCTATAATGTTATCATAGTTCATATTTTCAATGTTGTAAAAATAATCAGGTGATACGAACTTTCTACCCTTATCATTCCTAAGCCCTTTAGATTGATACGATTCTACAACAAAGCTCAAATTGTACTCCCTATGTTGTTCAATTCCCAATCATACGGTTGGCCAATCATCCCTGCCTTCATTACATCCCCATAACCGGCTTCAATGTCATTTTTAGCTCGTCGATAAAATGCTTCTGCATCAATTTTGTATCGATCTGCTCGATTGTAATCATCAATCAGAATTAAAAGCCTGTCCGCCACTAGATCAACTATAGGCTCAATATGCTCGTCTGGAATTTCCATCTCTTTAGCTAAATCAGTAGGTGATATAACATCGTTAGCATCGACACTAATCTCAAAATGCTTTTTTCGGTAATGTAAAACGAAGTTATTATGAGTTACTGTATCAGAATTGCTATGACTTGCTGCTGTTGTTCCCTCAATACCTCTAGTACAACCAGTAAATGTTGTCGCTGTTTTGGCTGTGTATCGTATCTTTTCGTTATTTATTGTTATTCGTCCATTCAAATCAGGAAAACTATTGGTTGAGGCCACTGTAATTGTTGTCGCACTGTCACTAATTGCACCGTTAAGAGTAGTAGTCTGTGCTGAATTGTTATTGTCTGGGTAAATGGTTATTTCATTATTCCAAACATTAAAAAAACGTGGTATTCCTGCATAGGTGTTATAAGGGAACTCTGTTGTTACGTAATTTAAATCTTTGAAGCTCATTGCATTTTTACGCCCATCACGCCATATATACGCTAATCTGTAAGCCTCTGATCTTATGGCATCTGTTGGGCCTGCAACTACTCGACTAGACGTATTAACAGGTGTGCTAAATATATCTTCTATCCCTTTAGTCGTGCTTGCGTATACATCCAAGGCGTTTTTTAATTGATTGACTTTTCGTTTATTTGTAAATAAACTATTTGACGATTTAACGCTGTCGTCGTCGCTAATTGCTGTATTGATTCTATCTATAACGTCATTAACTAGCATAACAAACACCCTTCCAATGTGACGATTCACATGGATTAAAATTTTTTAATTCTTCTATTGACATATTAAGTACTTTCGGTTTCAAAATCTCTCTGTAATGTATAACGTATGCATCCTTTCGGTCGATCATGTTTGCTGCAAACATATATTTTTCTTTGCTCACAACAACAGCTGGGTCAATTTTACTTCCATGGCTAACTAAAAGCTGTTGACACGAATATGTATGTTTGATGTCTTGGTAATTTTGTGATTTTAATACCCATTCATTTTCCGAAAGTTGTCTTCCATTAATTTCTCGTATTCTACGATTACACTCTATTTTCAATTCGTCTATTTTTATTTTTTGGTACGAGGCCAAATCAAATACTATAGTTTTTAAAGACTCTGAATACGTTGTTCCAATAATATTCTCATCGATATTTTTTTGATTCATTCTTATTTTTAAAGAGTTTTTAAAATATGAGGTCTTTGCTCGAACTACTTTTTTATTTTCATCAACCAATATATACACATCCATATTTTACACCTCCGTAATGTTTATTATTTTATTTACCATTATTTGAGAGTGAGAAACGTCAAATATTCTTATCTTGAACGCATCACCACTATTAAAAGATAAATTAGATTCAATCGTTTGCACTATCTCACTATAGCTCGTGACCAGTTGGCTAGGATTAATTAACAAATGAGGCGTTGTAGAGTAACTTGTTCCGCCACTTTCTTTTTTAGCTATGGCTATAACAGAGGTATCGTCGCTCGGTGAACCGTTGTTTCGCCAAGAAATACAACAATTTATATTTAATCTGCAATTTTTTGATAAAGTGAATATTCCATTTGAATACCAAATACCACTACCTAAATTTATTTTACCAGTTGGAAATTCCACATCGATGTTAGTGCTGTAAAATTCTGTGCTAGAATCATAACGCTGCATAAATATGTACTGGTCATGATACGCTTGTAACGATCTAGGCGTAATCGCTATAGTATCATCAGATAATGCCACTGTTTCAGTATTTGTCGCAAGTTCAACTATGCCTTGCTGTTCTGTTGATGCCTGCGGAAGATTACTAAATTCAATATTAGTTAATTGGCTCCCATCGAGTGACGGAAGCTTACCTGTTGCATCCGTTTTTACGAGTTGATTTGCACCATTAAATGTATTGCCTTCAAGCGTCACGTTTGAACTTAACCTTAAATCTGAAAGTGTGCCACTAGAAATGTTAGACGCAATAGATGTGTTGATGTTTGGTACATTTGATAGTCCGACATCTGAATTAGTCAATGAACGTTTTTCGGGTTGGTTACTTGCAGAACCTATAAAAACATTTCCATTATTCAAATTTGGAACATCGTTTGCACGCCCTGCCCCACCCACTTTAATTGAGCCTACAGACGCATGAACTCGAATGACTTTCCCAATATTCTGAATAAGTGAGGATTCCCCAGTTGGTTTGGTCGCTGTTAGCGTTCCCGATGTCGAAATATATAAAATATCACCTAAACTAAATGAGCTAGTATCTATTCCTGACAATGTCCCAAACGTGACTACGTTGACTGAGGCATTAAGTGATACCGTACTTTCAGCCAAACCAAACGCTGGCATTTTATTAGAATCGTTCGCATCAGCAATACCCACAACTGGTAGGTTTCCAGTTACATCAAAACTAGATATATAAACTGGATCGCCTTTGCTAATTGCTTCTCCTGATTTAGCTTTAAATTGCACCTCACCACGTAAACCACCGATAAAGTTATCAGCTTCAACGTTGCCATTGACTGTAAGTGCTTCTGCCAGTGTCGTTGTGCCAATTCCAACTTGATTATTTGTTGAATCGACATATAGCGTGTTTGTACCTATGGTTAAATCGCCTGATAGTGTTCCAGATCCTGTTATATTTATATTTCCTGTACCTGTTATCTCGCTGTTATTTAGGTCTAAATCACCACCAAGCTGTGGGGTTAGGTCTTCTAATACTTCTTCTAAGTATCGTCCGTCTAAGTCGACTGTTCTTGTCGCGCTATCGTTCATTGTCGCTGTAAGAACCCCAGTTCCAGAATTAAATCCTAAAGACGATAAAAACTTATCTGTTCCGCTACCGCCACCCTCTGTTGGATTGTAAATATAAGTCATCCCTCGGCACCTACTAGCGTTTTACTTCCGTTAGCTGATATTGCATTTACAACCCCCTTAAATATTGGGTTATCTAATGCCAAAGCGCCGCCACTTGCGTTTAGTCGTATACCGTTATTAAGTGTCGCTGTTGCACCTAAAGATACATAAATAGGTTCATCGCTATCATTAACTAATATTAGTAATTTTCTGTTACTGTTAGCAGCTAACACCTGAGTGCTACTAGTGCCAATAGAAACATTAAAATTAGTAATGCTAGACACCTCATCGGCACTTATTGCCGTTGACGGAATATAAGGGTCTGCATCTGTACCTGTTCCCGTTGATTTAAAGTACTTTACCCCTTCATTTGCGATTATATCTTGGTAATTTGCCATTTTGTTAGTGTTGGGGGTGGCACTTGGCCACCACCCTAAAAACTATTAAGAAGCTGCGACAGCTACTACGTTTCCTGACAATACAAAAGATGCTGAACCACCGCTTGTAGCAGTAGTTGCGATTCCAACAGAACCTGCACCCTCGGCAGTTGAACCAGAAGCACCACCGTCTAATTTTAAACCAGTTCCAGCGTTCAATACTTCGGCATAGTCACCAGCTGCGAATGTATCGGTTGTTAATACAGTTACAATCCCTTTGTAGGGTACCCATGCATAATAACCAGAAGTTACCGCCACCTGTGGAGAAACAACAGTTGCACCACTTGCAGTAGTTGCAGGAGCTTTTGTTGATACTTCCGCACCAGCAGTATTAACCGCTGATAACTGGTATGGCTGATACTGAGTTAATGCACCATGTGCTTTAACGTACACATATTCTTTTTTAATTGCGTTAGTGTCTGAATTATCAACATATCGCGCTCCTAGCTCATATTTGCGTGTGCTAGACGGATTTGTTAAGTCATCAGTGTCGATTGAGTTTACATAAGACATTTGGTTTTCTCCTTTCAAAAAAATAATTAAGACTGTAAAGTTTTAAATACGCCGTTATATCGTCGCGCTCTACATATTAAGTTATACGCCATAAAATGCTGTGAAGTGATGATTGCTTGGTTAGGAATACGTCCGTTAAAATCAACTGGAGCTTTCTTTCCTTCAAAACCATACTTATATTTCAAAGCAAATGTTGGGCTAGACAATACATATAAAAAATTGTCTGATGTTGAACCATCGGCCGAACCTGGGCTGTAGTCATCTACATACCAGTCAATGTTTCTGAACTTGCATCCAGCAAAACCAGCCTTCAAATCGTCTTCACGTGCGAAACGTTGCTGAGACTGTTGAGAAGCCAAGAACTTGTCTTGTACGAATGAATTAGAAATCATAACATCAGGGGCATATGAACCACCTGCATCACCTGAACCTTGTCCACGTGCAATCAAAGTTCCAACTAAATTGTTTAAGTTAGCAAAATTAATTGTGTTTGTGCTTGAATCAATTTCAGTCAACCAAGTTGTTGAATCGTTTAAATCAGTATTAGTAATACCACCATAGGCAGTACCAGAAGCAGCAGTCACGTCACCAAGTCCGTTGATTGCTTTACCGTTAGAATCTGAACCGTTACCATGTAATGCTTGTGCATAGGTACGCTTTGCAGTTCCTGCAGCTAAATTAACTTTTTCAACTAAAAGAGATTTAATCGCGTTAGGAGTATCGCCTGTGCGAGTAATATCATCAAGAGTGATAGACACGTTGTAGTTTTGGTATTTGAAATCAAATTCTGCAAAACTTAATTGTTGGGAAGCTGATAAATCCAACACATCAAACTTTCCGTCGATAAAACCATCAGATGCGTTTTCTGCAATTTGTACAGGTTGTTGTATTTTAGAACCACCTGAAACATATTCTAAATTTGGTTTTTTACTCATCATGCTACCAAAGGCAGAAGATGTTAAAAATTGGTCTGGCATAATCTTATCAAAAGCATTATGTGCGACCGCTTGTACTTCGTCGAGCTGTGCTGCTGTTAAAGACATTTTTTATTCTCCTTTTTTTTAATCTGGTAAAACTTTATCAAGCTGAGCCTTAAAATCATCGATATTTTTTGGAGCATTTGCCCCCACTGGAACCTTATTGCTGCCAGTAACAACACTCGGCGTTGCTTGTGCTTTGCTTAGTGCTTGTTCTGCTGCTTGTGTTCCATGCTTTGCCATAACTTGATCAAATGCTTTAGACTTAAAGGCATCAAACCATAAATGCTTAGGGATTTTTGCTTGATTCATAAAATTAGCGAATTGGTCTTTATCATAATTAATGACATATTGATCTGCTAACTTATCAATTCTATTAAAAGCCTCGTTTTGTTGTTGAGTTTCGTAATGTGACAATGCTTCTTTTTCGATGCTCTCTTTCCAAGCCAAGATTTCATTTAATCTGTCATCTTGAACATTAGCTTGTGGCTGTACTTGTTCTTTTTCACCGTTACTGTATTTATTTAAGACGTTTTCTATATCAGGGCCAATTTGAGGATGATTGAACAATTCTTCAATTTGCGAATAGTCGTCTTTGTATCTTTGGAGTTCTTCAACTTGAGATTTATAATCATTAATCTGTTTGTCAAAGTCACCTTGTCTTTTTTCGTGGTAACGTAGTGATTCATACATTTTGTTTGGGTCTTTTGCCCAGTGCGATTCAAAACGCTTATCTCCTTCCCATGAATTTATAGACTCGCTTTCAACTTGTCCATTGTCGTTGCTTGAAGTGTCAACATTATCGCCTTGCCCAAAAGTAACTTGGGTGGCCTCTGGTTGGACTTGCTCCGTTGCAGCATCAGCTTGGATGTCTTCTGCCATTGTTTCCTCCTAAAATATTTTTAAGATAGTATTTTATCGAGTTCATAAAATGGGTCTGTCTTCATAGCACTGTCAGGGTCGTTTTCTGGTAATTGCTTACCCGTTATCCGAACAATGCAAGAATCAAGAGCCATAATTGCCTCTTTAGTACTACCTTTAGCTATTGCGTCTTTGGTTTCCTCTAATTTTGAAACCAATGACATGGGCGTGTACCCACCAAAATCTTCAAGAGTATATTGTAATTTAGACTCTTTTTCAGTCTTTTCGTTTTTATCTTCTTCATACTCTTTTTTATCTTCTTTATAATCGTCTTTTTCATTTTTGGAATTACCAAAAACAATCATAATGCCCTCTTTTTTATCTTTATGCATCTGTTGGTCCTTCAAGCATCTCAATTAATTGATCTTTTTTTAATCCGTTATAATCACGATCGGGAAATGCAGTCTTAACCAATTCAATTAATTCATGCTTTTTTAGTTTACTCAAATCTTGACTCGAATCATTAATTGGTTCAGTATTATATTCTTCAAAAAGTTCACAAACTAAACTTTGTGGCAGTATAATTCTAGCTTGATCGAATTTAATTTTATAATGGGTTTCTTGATATCCCATTTGACCAGCTGGAAATATACCATCACAATAAAAATTTAAATCGATATCTTTTTTAAGCTGGATCTCTTGTCCGTATCTTAACTCCATACCAAAATCATATATTGCAAATTTATAAAATGCACCTACTTTTTTTTAACAAAATGTTTAAAAAAATTAACAAAATGTTTAAAAAAAAATAATGAACATATAAAATTCTAATTGTATTATAAGCTAATGGATAACCCTTTTATTAAATACCTGAATAATTTATTGTCTCAGGCTAAAACAGGGCATAACACTAAACAACTAAAAAAATATAAACGTTATTATGAAGGTTCGTTTGAGCCTATTACTGGCGTTGATCGAGATGGAAATACCACGCTTGGTAGTGCTGGGCAAGGCAACGCATACTATAATGTTATAAAACCGATTATTGAGACTAAAGCTACTACCGCTTTAGATGCAATGATTACCACGAACGTTAAACCTGCTAATATTTCGCATCAAACATTTGATAATCTAAAGCAATTAGAGTCAATCGCTGATATTTTGAATGACTGTTGGGAAAACATTAAAAGAAATTCGGAATTACCGAACATCTCGCAAAAAGTTATTCGTGATGGTTCAATCTATGGCATTGGCATCGCTAAAGCTATATGGAATCAATCAATAAATAACGGCTTAGGTGATATAAGAATAGAACATGTAAGTCCATTAGACTTTTACCCTGAACCAACGGCTACAAACATTGAAAACTGTAATTATATTTTTGTGAAGCGTGTTATCAGTCGTTTTGATTTGATCAATCAATACAAGAATAAGCCCGAAATACTTAAAAAGATCGATGAATTAACCTCACCATCAGCAACAATCGACATGGGAGAACCTACAGACAAAGTTGTGGCTGGTAAAGTAACTGCTAACGGTGAAACTACTGGTAGTGAAATGTATTTAAATAAAGGTAGTTTGAAGCCTAGTGGAACTGAACATAATATCGAACTATGGGAATGTTACCTAAAAGATGATACGGTGCTTGTTCCTTTGGATGATGAATCAGAGCAAGATAAAGAAATGAAAACCGAGGAAAGGTTTAAATATCCTAATGGACGTTTAATCATTTTTAGTGGTGAGGAAATATTAGAAGATCGGCCAATCGATTACCCTTTTGGGTTTCCTTTTTCAACTTATTCACCAATTCAATCTGATTCACTTATGGGACAAGGTGACGTTGAGGATTTAATGCAAATACAAGCACGTTTAACTAATGCTTACGCAAAACTTCAAGAGTTAATTGTTAAATATAAATCAATGTTAATCGTTCCCGAAAACTACCGAAGGCATTTCCAGGGCAATTTTGATATCATTGGTAGCCAACCAGGGGACCCAATGACACAACCTATGCTAGTAACAAATAAATTAACACAGGATATACAGATTATTAGACAGCATATTCAAGATTTGAAGCAAGATGCATACAAGGTAGCACGTATTAATGAGATTATGCTATCAGGTGAACGTCCTACAGGTGTAAATAGTGGCCAAATGGTACGTGATCTGATTGAATCACCAATGTCATCCATTCGTGAGATGCAACGTAATTTTAAAAACTTCTTAACTGATATTAGTAATAAGGCTGTTGTCTTAATTCAGTTATATTACAACCAACCACGAATCATACGCATGACAAGTGGAACACAATTTGCCTCAATGGAGCCTAACGAAATGGGGGAAATGCAGATCAACATATATGATCGTGATATGCAAACAAACGAATTAATGGCCATTGATACCATTAAATCAGATTTAACACTTGGGGAATATGAAGTAGAGATAACCGCTGGTAGTTCATTGCCACAATCACAATCGGCAATCGCTGCAACAACCATGCAATTAGCTCAGCAAGGTGTATTTGGCGATATCAATAACCCAGATGTTAAAGAGCTGATATTAAAAACATTGGATTATCCAAACTACCGAGCAATTATCAATAAAATAAAAGAAGAGCAAGACGAACAATCACAAGTGCCATTACCTGAGCCTGATTTTAACGCATACATCAAAAACGTAAATATGAGCTTAAAAGATATTATTGAATTAATTGCTGTATTGCCTGTGGCACAACAAGTATCGGCAATTAGCACGATAACAGACAGCTTAGGGCTAACAATGCCACAACCCCCAATGCCTGAAATGCCACAACCTGAAATTGCTGACGATATGGTTCCAGATTCAATTAATAACTATGAAATGCCACAAGTACCTAATTTTATAAATAGTATCGGAAGATCTAGTATCTAAAATCACACCAATAACACTCTTTTGAGTGTTCATCAAATGAACTTGCATAAATATCAATTCCCATATTATTATCTTTAACACATACACTGTAAAGTGCCTCAATAGCTAGGGCAATATCTTCTGTACTAAATTTATAATGAGTTTTAAATGTCATAAAGTCTGATTCTGATAAATCAAAAAATATTTTATGATTATTATTAATCACACCTGGTGCATACCCACCTATTTTCGACCACATAATTATTGGACAGAGCTCCTTTTTAGATGATACGATAACATCTATATTACCTGGTACACTCACACCTATTTTTGTTTTTATTTCATAAAAATCAATTCTATTTGAATATTTATTTTCAGTGTTGATATTTTGACAATTTTGATTTTTTATTTTAGAAATTCTGTTCAATCCACTTAAAATATTTTCAATCATTTTACTTGTAATTATTATATGTGTTGGCAATTATGAAAACAAAATAATTTTAATATCAACAAAAACAATTAAGGATTTATTGCCAACACATATACTAATTACTTCAATAGTATAACATTAATTGACAATCAAAGTCAATTTTTGTTTATTTTTTAATAAATCAATAATACTGCTATAAACTTCTACGTCATCCTCTTTTTTAGAAATACCAATACACCCTCGTGTGCCATTTTTATTACCATCTGGATGGATTAACAATTTTGTGCGATCTGTTTCAAATTGTGGGGTTAATTTAGCTATCCATGGAAATTTTTTACCCATGTATGCCTCTGTTTTCCTTTTAATTGGCTTTAATTTGTAGCATTTATCAATTGTGTATTTACCCTTTGGCAATGCTCCATTTCCATATTTAC